GGGGGCGCTTGTTTGCCCACTACTCGCAACACCAGCCACCTCAAATGAGTACAATCCTGCGGTTGAGTTGTGTACATCAAAACTCGTGGTTTTTACGATAAACGTCTGTTGATTTTCGTTATTGGGTCTCCGCATCTTTACTAAAAACCGCGTTATCCTAGCGTCTTGCGGTGTACTCCAGGAAACAGTAAATGCCGACTGCACCCCCGATCCCACAGCAACAAAAAACTCCGTTATAACCAACTGTGGGGTAAACACCAACGGACCGAATTTGAGTGTCGTAAACGACGGGCGCTCCAGTACAATGTTCTGCTCGACCCTTGCATATTTGGTGCTGTCGTACTCAAGCGCCAACACAGCAAACTTTTCCCGTGCTGCCTCAGTTACCGCTATGATGCGGAACTCCCTCGGGGCAACCACAGCAGAGGTAATGGCCCACATCGCGTTGACCACCGGTATTTTTGGGAAGGACGGACTTACGTTAAAGGTACTGTACGCACCGGGGGCGTCTGTTATCGTAGTGTCAAAGACTTTCTGCACTTCAAAGTTGACAGTGGCCCCCGCTGCTTCCGTAACAAGCGCTGAGTTCGCTACGACCAATTTTGTTGCCGTGACACTAAGCACCGCAAATTTACCGTTATTCACCAAATTAGTGAACCCGGTGAAATCTACAGCGTCACCAACCACAACCCCGGCAACAACAAAATCAGTGGTTACACTGTTTATTGAATTATCTACAGAGTTTACCGATAAGTCTGTACCGGAGCCGCTTGCAGTCTGCACCAACACGGAGAATGTATAGGGCGTGTCAACCCCAATGGTTATGGTGTCATCAACCGTCACCGTAGCGGTGGTGGCACTGACCACACGACCCCCGTACCGGATGTTGGCGTAGGAGGGATCTTGTATTTTTACGATCTCCCCCGGCACCGCATCCGCATGATCCACCCCCGCAACGTAGCCAACAACATCAGTGGCATGCAACTCTGTTTCAAGTATCCATTTCCCCCACCTACGCGCCTGCCCACGGTTAGTTGTACCCACCGCCAGCACATCCGTCGATCTGTACCCGTACCGCGCAATGCCTGCTTTATCCTCTACAACCTCGATCACTTGATCATAGAAGTTGGTGGGGTCGTTCCAAGCCACTTTTGCTACGGTATGGCGGGCTTTGACCCCTGAGCTGGAGTAGTTGAAAAGTCCGTCTTCTACATTTGCAGGCGTAACCAACCTGCTTGCGGTAGTGGGGGCATCTTGCGCAACAAAAATAGCACCGCTGGACTGGTACACCATTGCACGGAATACCGATGCCATCACGGTAATGAATGTTATCGCCTCCTGTCGTCTGGTGAATACCACGTTAAGAGTGAACCGTGGCTCTTGCCCTCCATACCCATCGTCAACTAATTCATCGCAATACTGCGCGATGGTGTACAAGGACCATTTATCCAAGCCATTGGTATCAATTTCATCGCCCAAGCCATACCTATTCTCGACGATCATATCACGCCAACACCAGACCGGATTATTGGTCCACGCAACTACAAATGTGCCATCCCAAATGCCTGTGTACGTGCCTTTTATGGGGTCATAATTAGAGGGGATCTGTACCCTTAGTCCGTGTATCTCATAAGCGCGGGAAGGGACTTGTCCCCCGAACAACTCCGAGTCTACCGCCACCCCCATAACAGCAGAATCGGGGTAGATCATGTGGTGATCAACAATGGTCGTGTACGAGGTCCAATTCGTAACGTTTTGCAATGTCGTTATTGTGCTATCTGCCGTGACCCGTTTTACCTCAATGGTGTAATCATTGGTGGCCCCGGCTAATTCAATACGATATGATTTTTGGTATAGCGAGGTGGTTTTACCAGTAATCGTATTATCTACATGTATGGTATGGGCAGCCCCATCTGTCAAAGTAAAAATCTGTATACGTACCGATGATCCTTTTAGATCCCCGTTAGTCAAATCACGCTCATTAAGCTGGGGGATGCCAATAGTGACCCGGACAGCATCGACACTAAGATCAGTTATGGTTCTGAATATGGATGTGCCAAACTTGACTTCCGTATTAACCGGTACTTCTTGCTCTACATCGCTAAACCCAGTAAGCGGCGTCTGATCTGCGGTGCCATTCCGCATATCAAACGTGACCCCCTGAAAATTATAAGAGTCGTCTGCATTTTGTAGTGGGGTACGGTTCAGAAAGATGGATTTTGCCCCATTTACCAACCCTTCGATTTCTCCCTCGCAAAGCAGATCAACTACGCGAGCAACAGCCTTACTTTGTAAGTTATTCGGGTCTTCTATGGGGGCGCGTGCGGCACCGCCACCACCTTTACTACCCCCACCGGCACCATGTAGATGATCAATGATCTGCAAATCTTTCATTATCTACCCCCTGGCGGAGGCTCTTCATAATCATATATAATATCCCCTCCCCTACCTACATGGGATTTTATATCAATAGGATCGCCATCACGGTTAAGTTTAATATCATCATTTGTGGGTGTGGTATCTGGGGCCGTCGTAACTGGCACATCCCCCTTTGATAGCTGTTCAATGGTTAACCCACCACTAATCACCGTACTACCAACCAACATACGTCCGTAGCACACGGGGACGGGACCGCCTTGAGCAACTGTATTAGACACCCCGGAAAAACTGAAGCTACTTAACTTATCCGTCGTTGTGGGTGTGGTAGTTTCAACTTTTGGGGCCAATAATGAAGCCACGCCCTGTAGCAATAGACTGGCCCCAAAGGATGCAATCCTGCCAAACGTAAGGAAATGCCCAAGGGTGCCGCCAAAAAAAGACCCGCCAAACCCGGTGGCGGTTGTAACTACCCCACCTCCTACATCTAATGTTGTTGCTGGTATAAGCGCACCACCTACCCCCGTGGCAATCAATGCGATACCAAGCACGATGCCTAAAAACCCCTTCTTGCCTGCGCCCATGACAACGGGCACGACGTGTAGGTCTTCACCCCCCAAATTAAACTCAAACCTATCCTCTAGTATAAAATCCCCATCGTCCTTAGTCTTTCCACGGACTATCTGGTATGCACCATCCCGGATGTTGGCGTAAAAATCCCCAAAGTTAGCCTGCATGGCCCGCACAAGCTCTTGCACGGACGCCACTTCCAGATCCAAGTGATCCCCGTAGCGATCCGCCAAATCACCGTAGAAATGAACCGTCCTCATCCCACGTACCTAACTGCTATGCGTAAATGTTTCATCCACATGTGGATCGGATCAACGCGGGATAGCCTATTGGGTAAGTGGTGTAATATCAACCCCTGCCCTACGTATACAGCACAGTGGTTTGTGACCCGCCCCGCAATCGTACCTAATATCCCATCCCCGATCTGCAAATCCTTTACGCTAGAAAGCGGCTCGAATCCCATGGCTTTGTAATTATCCAGCAGTACATCTTCCCCATCTTCCCACCAATAGTCCTCACGCGGGAAAATGGGCAACTGTATGTCCCGTTCCAACCTAAACCAGTCACGCACAAGCGCGTAACAGTCCGTTACCCCGTGCCTAAAGGTGCGGCCAATAAGCGGGGGGATGGGCACACTATCCCCAAACCAAAACGGTGCGGTTGCCAAGCCATTCTCACCCACATGGGTGATCCCCCAAGGCAACTTGCTCTGTATTTGCTGCTCCATGTCCAGTTTAGTGGGACAATCAGCATTTGGGTGGACATGGCTATGCACAACAGCCAAGATCTCCTCCCGCGAAGCCACGGCAGCATACCTACGCGGGTCCAATACGAAGGAGTTCTTGGGATCGTCCGCTACATTCTCGCACCAGACATACCCACTTGCCGTCACCAGCCCACAACATTCATTGGGCGCTTCCTCAAGTGCGTGTGTCTGTATTTGCTTAACATAGTTCTCAAACACGATTGCCCCCTAGAATAACCTTACGCCGGGGAAGGCCCTTGTGGGCAACGGGGCGTTACCAAACCGTAATTTGCAGTCAGATAGCCGCTTCCCACAGGCATCTAATGCGGCTGTAGTGACTACCCCCTGCTCATCAAAATACGATGCCCCTGTATATGGACAGGTCGCCTTTGTGTAATCAAAGGCACCGGCAGTCGCATCCCACACCCTATACCTATGGGTACACACATCCCGCAAAACCTGTCGCCCCGGCAACAACTTGCCTTGCTGATCCATGGCGGCGGACAACCGCCACTCAATCATCAACTTGTTGTGCTGGGACTTGTGATCAACGATGTATTTGTCAGGCGGGAACTGCGCTGACGGATCTGCACTTGGTTGCCCATCCAAGTATTTCTTTAGCGTCCTGTACCGGTAAAAGATAGCCCCCACCAAATCGCCGTTCGCT